TTCATTCCCTTCATTGCTTTTTCATGAAGGGCGCACTTATGGACAACCAGAGGTCGTCCCAATAAGTTTGCCACAATGGAATGGAATATTCCATTGATCCGATTGGAGCAGATCCCATTTACAAGAGGTATGTGGACGGGAGCTGTCTGAAGCAGTTCCAGTTCGCTCTGACAAGCAAGGAAGCCTATGATGGGGACGCCAGAACGGGCATTGCCAACAGTGGTTTTTATCAGAACTTTGAAGAGTGGACAGAACAGAATAACTTGAATGATATTGTTCCAGAGCTGGACGGGCACGATGCTATAAAAGTTGAAGTGCTGCAGTCCGGCTATTTATTTAGCACAGAGGTCGATCTGGGACGGTATCAGATGATATGCAGATTGATTTATAAGTAAGGAGTGTGAAGAAATGGCAAGTGAAAAAATGTTAGTTGGCAGACATAAGAGAGTGGCTTTTATGGATGCTGACGGATCAGGAAAGACATTTACCAGAATGACGGGATTTACCTCTCTGTCAGATGGAAAGAACTCAACAGAATACAGCCGGCAGTATGTGGATGAGGCGTCTGAAAGAAGTGACGTAGTCGGTTATGCGCCGGCAATCGATTACGAATTTGACCGGTATACCAATGATCCGGTACATGAAAAGATTGCAGCAATTACTGACGATGAGATTCTCGGAACAGAAGCGCAGGTTGATATTGTGGTGGTAGATCTGTTTGAACAGAAGACATCGGAAACAACTTGTACCGCACGAAAGAGAACATGGAGTGTAATTCCGGACACAGAAGGGGACGGTACGGATGCCCTGATTTACAAAGGCAGCTTTAAAGCGGCCGGAGAAATCACAAAGGGTACTGCAACCACCACAGACGGATGGAAGACCTGTACATTCACTGCTGGCGGAGAATAAAGAAGAAATGGGAGAGTGAGCCTATGAGCCTTTGGAAATTTGGAGATTTTGAAGCAGAAGTGGATTTCACGGATGCGGATTTTTTAGATGTGTTAGAGGAAGCAAAAGCAGAAATGTTTGAAGCAGGGAAAAAGGTTCCCATAACCGGAAAGCAGAGTGATATCATCCGTGCGCAGTGCGCGTGTTTTTATGTGTTCTTCGATACCCTTTTTGGCGAGGGAGCCGGGGAGCGTATCCTTTGCGGAAAGAACAGCATCAAGCTGTGTAACGAAGCGGCTGAATCATTGTTAGACTTTGAAACAGCAGAAGCAAATGCACTGGACAGCAAATACAATAAGTATATGCTAAACCAGAATACAACGCAGCAGTTCCCACATCCGCAGCCACAGCCAAATGGAAACCGTCAGCAGAGAAGAAACTACCAGAAACAGTATGGTAAAGGAAAATATTCCAATACCGGAAGGTAGCAGAGCATGAATATTTTATATGAGCAGTTTCCGGAAGAAGTCAAGGTGAACGGGGAGTACTACCCGATCGTGACAGATTTCCGTGAATGGATCCGTTTTACGGAGCTGGTTGAAGACGACTCGGTTCCGTGGCGGATCAAATGTGGACTTCTGTTGCAGTGGTATCTGGATCAGGTTCCGGAAGATATTGAAGCTGCGATTTATGCACTCGGAGATTTCCTGATGTGCAAAAGGATGTACCAGGATGATCTGGAAGATGAAGAGGAAGAGCAGCAGAAAAGTGGGAAGCCGGTATTTTCTTTTTCGGAAGATGCCGGCTGTATTTATGCAGCGTTCCGGGAGGCATATGGAATCGACCTGCAGCAGATCGATTATATGCACTGGTGGGAGTTCCGGAGCTTGTTTGACTGGTTGCCGGATGGTACAGAGATTAAACAACGGATTATGTATCGTTCGATTGATCCTGGAACAATCTGGGACAAGGACGAACGTAAACGGATCAAGAAGATCCAGAGAGCTGTTGCACTGAAAAAGAAACAGCGAAAGCTTGATGATTATGAGATTGGAGATATGTTCTCATGATGGAAATTAAAATACCGACACGGCGTGAGTGGTATCCGTGTCCGTACTGCGGTCAGCATCTGCTTGTTTACGCAGATACTGCAGTGTGCAGCGGACTGTATGTAAAATGCCGCAAATGCCGACGGGAGGTGGAGATAAAAATTAAGAATTAAGCACTTGTGAGCCCCTGAGCCGTGCTATCAGAAAGGACGATAGTATGGCAGATGGATATTTGAATTTTGATACCAAGATAAATGAAAAGGGATTTAATGACGGTATAAGTAAGCTTGGAAAACTTGGAAAATCTGGATTATCTATTGTAAGCAAAGCAATGACCGGGACGATTGCAGCAGTCGGAACAGGAGCTGCGGCAATTATAAAATCGTCGCTCGGCGTAGTTGCCAACATGGAGCAACAGGTAGGTGGTGTAGAGACTCTATTCAAAGACAGTGCGAATACGGTCATAGCAAATGCAAATAAGGCATACAAGACTGCAGGAATGTCAGCAAACAACTACATGGAAACAGTGACAAGCTTTTCAGCATCGCTGTTACAGAGTCTTGGCGGAGATACTGCGAAAGCAGCATCTTATGCGGACCGAGCTATCGTGGATATGTCTGATAATGCGAATAAGATGGGGACGAACATGCGTGACATCCAGAACGCTTATCAGGGTTTTGCAAAACAGAACTACACCATGCTTGATAACTTAAAGCTTGGTTATGGCGGTACTCAGGAAGAGATGAAACGTCTCATTTCTGATGCGTCAAAGATGACTGATGTCCAGAAAGAACTCGGTGTTACAGTCGATGCAAGTAGCTTATCCTTTGGAAATATTGTAAATGCCATCAGTGTTGTGCAAAAGCAGATGGGAATTACTGGGACTACTTCGAAAGAGGCAGCGACTACAATTGAAGGTTCTGTAAATTCTGCCAAAGCAGCTTGGGAAAACTTTGAAGCCGGTGTAATCAGTGCGAACAACTTGGTTGATACATTCTGGACAGCGGCAAAGAATATCTTAAATAATCTTGGCCAAATGATTCCGCGTCTGGGAAAGACCGGAATGGATGTGGTGGAATCTTTATCCGGAAAAATTGGAGATGCAGTTCCGCAACTAAAGGGATTTACGGATAGTGTTGGAAAGTTAGCCGATAAGCTGCAGAATATGAGCACGGATGAGCTCATGAATCTTGGAAAGACTGCAGCAGTGCTTGCAGGAGCTGCTCCTGCGTTTGGAATACTTGGAAAAAGTGCGGGAACGTGCGGTGTTATTCTGAACAGCTTAGGCGATATAAGCGGAGGCGTTTTTGCGAAGCTTGGCAAGATGCCGGGCAATCTGAAAAGCCTTGGCGCGAGCATGAAATCTGGGGCAAAAGTATTTGGAAATGTGAAGGATGCAATCCTTCTTCCGTTTAATGATTTAGCCCCGAAGCTTACCGGAGTATTCCAAAAGGCTTTAGGAACAATCAGTACTGGTCCGATCGGAAAGATTGTAAGTGATTTTGCTGAGATACCGAAAGGGATTATTTCTGCTTTTGGAAAAATCGGTCCTGGATTAGCCAAAACATTCCCGAAAGCTACAGCTGCGCTGAAAAGTTTTGGAAGTTCTATAAGCAGTACCTTTGGTGTGATCGTAAACGGCGCAAAAGGATTCGGTTCGCTTCTTGGCGGTGCGTTTGGTTCTGTTTTGTCGAAAGTGTCTGGATTTGGAAGCCGGCTTATGAGCTATCTCGGAATCATTGGAAATGCGTTTGTACCAATTCTTTCAAAAGTAGCCGGTTTCATTCCATCATTTATTAGTCTTCTTAATTTCGGTGCAGTTGCAGCCGTTGTAGTAGCCGGTCTTGGACTGGTCTACAGTCAGTTTGGTACACAGATTGACCAGATTCTGCTTCTGGCGCAGACCAAAGGACCGGAGATCATATCTAACTTTGGAGCAGGAATCACAGCAGCACTTCCGGGACTGATTTCATCAGGTGCAACCCTGATCCTGGGATTGATGAATGCAATTACGGCAAATCTACCATCGCTCATTTCTGTAGGCGCAAGCATCATAGCAACCCTGGTAAGCAGCCTGGGCGCACAACTTCCGCAGTTAATTCCGGTAGCGGTACAGATGATCCTGACTCTGGTTGAGTCGCTGATCAGTAATCTTCCGCAGTTAATAACTTCCGGATTACAGTTAATGGAAGGCTTGGCACAGGGAATTGCAAACGCGATTCCGCAGGTGGCAGCGAAAGCACCGGTTATCATCGGTAAGCTGGCATCTACGATTATCACGAATTTGCCGAAGATTATACAGACTGGTGTGAAGATTATCACGCAGCTCGCAGTCGGACTGGTTCAGGGAATCCCGGCGTTACTTGGTAAGATTCCATCCATGATCAGCCAGATCAAAAATGCATTTACCAGTGTAAACTGGGGCAGTGTTGGTATGAATATCATTTCCGGAATTGCAAGTGGTATATCCAGTGCGGTAGGAAGCCTGATTAGCGCGGCAACATTTGCGGCAAGTAGCGCATTAGATGCAATCAAGTCAAAACTTGGTATTCATTCTCCATCGAGAGTATTCCGGGACCAGGTTGGTAAGATGATGGCTCTTGGTATGGGAATCGGATTTGAGAAGAATATTCCGGTCGGATCCATGAATGCCGGAGTACAAAAAGCAGTCCAGAGCCTGCAGAGAAGTGTACAGCTTACGACATCCGTTAATCCAGATAAAACGGTTGGTGGAATAAAGAATAATCCGATCTTTAAGGATCAGGGATTTGATTACGAGAGATTTGAACGTATCCAGAGGAAGATTGCAAAAGAAAATGGTAATAAGCCGGTATTCCTGGATACGAAACGGATAGACAGACCATTACCGAAAGGAGCAGTGCCACAGGTATGATTGTATATTATGAAAATATGAACGGCGAAAAGCTAAATCTTTTGAAAGCTCCTTTTCGTACAACGAAGACTGACTGGTTCGATGCGGACTGGTCAGAATCTTCGGACGGATATGAGAAAACAGTGACGATTGATGTGTTTGGAAAGCGGGAAGAATTTCAGGCGAATATGGAGCAGCTATACCGGATCATTGCAGTTGATGCAGAAAATGATACCTACGGGAAGCTGTACGTGAATGGTGCATATTTAAGATGCAAGGTGTTGAAGTCAGCGAAAGAAGGATGGAAGGGATATGTGTATTCGGAAGTGGAGATCACCTTCCAGGCTCCAGAGCTTGTATGGGTAGTAGAAGCGACAAGACAGTTTTTTCCGCAATTGGAAGAAACGGCAGCATCCGGAATCGACTTTCAGTATGACTATCCGTTTGATTTTGCCGGAGAAAAAAGAGGAATCGCAGCATGGGATGTTGATCACATCATTCCAAGCGAGTACCGGATGATCATTTACGGACCATGTGTAAATCCGAAGATTCTGATCAACGATTATCCTTATGAGTTTTTCGTAACACTTGAAAGCAGGGAATATCTGATCATAGATAGCCAGAGAAGAACGATCCGAAGGTATTTGACGAATGGAACGGTACAAAATTTATTTAATCAGAGAGCACAGAAACAAACTGTTTTCGAGAGAATACCATCCGGGCTTTTAAATATTAACTGGTCCGGGGATTATGGATTTGACCTGACCTTATTTTTGAACAGGAGGGAGCCGCCGTGGTAAAAGATGTCATTCTTGCGGATAGTGATGGAAGAGAACTGGGAGCGATTTTGGACTCAAATATCACAGTGGATACGAATGGCGAGTACGAATTCTCTGTACAGATTGCAAGGTCGAACTGGTATCCGGAGCTGACCTTTTCAAGCTATGTGTATATTACGGATACGGAATACGGAGGCATTATCGGAGAGGTGCTGACAGATACAACGCTGGATTATGTGGAACTGAAGGGAATCACATGGCGGGGAAGACTACAGTATAAGGTGATTGAACCGCCTACCGGATCTGACTACAAAACGATATCCGGCGAACTGAATCAGGTAATGAAAACACTGATCGAGCCGGAGTTTGATGGATTATTCAGAGTTTCATCAGAAGATACGGGTATATCTGTAAAGAATTTCCAATTTGACCGGTACTGTACATTACTGGAAGGTCTTACCAAAATGCTGAAAAGTGTTGGATACCGCCTGCAGATCCGGTTGATCAAAGAACAGGACGAACCATGTTATATTCTGGTTGAAGCAGTTCCGATTACTGATTATTCTGCGCAGATTGAATTGTCACAGGACAGCCGCCTGAATTTCACGATGGATGATAAACAAAATGGCGTAAATCATCTGGTCGTAACCGGAAAAGGGGAAATGCAGGAGAGGAACGTATTTCATCTGTATGTGCAGAAAGATGGAAGCATTGGAAAGACGCAGTATTACAAAGGACTGAATGAGATTTCAGCAGTGTACGAAAATACGAGCACAGAAACAGCAGAGCTGGAGAAAACGTCCATGGAGCAATTGCAGAAGCTGATGAATAAAAAGACATTTCAGATGGATGTTGCAAAGCTTGGCATCGAGGTTGGGATTGGAGATATTGTCGGTGGCAGGGATTACCTGACTGGGATGTATATGTCAAAACCAATCGAAAATATCATTTATGAGATTACGAATGATGTGGAATCAATTACTTATAAACTGGAAGGAGAAGATGAAGAATGAAAATTGTATCTGGAAGAACTGGATCACCACATGTGACTTCGCAGCAGTTCCGGCAGATGCTGGAGGGGATTATCGGGCAGGGGAGTTATATTATAACAAGCGGAGAGAATCTGAAGCCGGAACTTAGCAGTAATAATCTGTTGAAAATCCGAAGTGGGATGATGGCGCATCACGGCTGTATATCTTGCGTGGATATTGGTACTTATGATGAGGTTGCACTGACAAATGGTAGTCAGGGAATGAAAAGGATTGATCTTATTGTAAATCGGTATACCAGAAATGCAGAGACAGAGGTTGAAAACTGCAGTTGGAAGGTGATCCAGGGAAAACCGGTTGCAAGTAATCCGGCAGTGCCGGCATACACTTCGGGAAATTTGCAGAATGGAGATCTTGTGGATGAATGCCCGGCTTTTGAAGTGCATTATGATGGAATCAATGTTACAGAAGTGAAGAGTTTGTTGAGTGTGACGGATGGACTTTCTGGATTAAGTAGCAATTTATTAAATGCAAAAGCAGATTTGGCAAAAGCCAATAATAGTATTG